CCGCCGCAGTTCCGTTCCGCCCGCGCAACAGGTTGGAAAGCCGCCATGTCGCCGGCCCGATCATTTCGGCATCGGCGAATTGCAGCAGTTCGTCGCCGACCATCGCGCGGTTCGCGCCGCCGAGCAGCGTCCGCTCGTCGACCGATTCCAGCGTCATCGACGGGTTGGCCAGCGTCACCGTCAACGCGCCCGACCGATCGAAAAGCAGCGTTTCGCCCGCCGGCAAGGCCGCGCCCAGCACGCCCAGCGCCGCCGCCGGACGCGCGGTGCCGAGCGCGATCGGCTCGGCGCCCGCCTCGGGCTGGAACCACAGGTCGGCGCCGCGCCAGCCGTCGTTGCTGCCCGCCGCCGCGACGACCAGCCTAGGCGCTGACGACGCCGTCGTGCCGATATTCGGCAGATCGAACAGGCGCACGCTCGCTTCGGCGTCAGGCCAGTCGGGGCTGCCGACCGGAAGCCCCGGGTCGGCCGCCATGACCTCGGTCGATGCTGGCTGAAACCGTCGCAACTCGATCGCCACGCCGCTCCCCCGCACCGTCCGCGACGCGGCGCGCCAGACTCCGCCGTCCGCCAACGCGATCAGCCCGCCGACGGGCAGCGCCAGCGCGGCGAGGTCGCCCGCCCACACCAGCGTCTCGCGCCCATCGGCGGCAGCCGCCGCCAACTTACGCGCCAGCGCGCGCGCCGATCCGGCGGGAAGCACCGCGGGCAGATCGACCCGTTCCTCGCGCGCTCCCCCGCCTGCGACCGCCGCCGCCTGCTGGCCGAGCTGATAATCGCGTTCGGGCTCATAATGGCGCAGGCGGATCATTCCGGGGAGCGAGGACAGCGGCGCGCGCCGCCGCTCGCTGCAATCGGCCGGCGTCAGGACGCGCGCTGTTTCGCAGAAAGCGCTGAAAGCCGATGGGTCCGGCGGAATTTCAGCCGGAGCAAGCCGCCAGCCGGCGGGGTCGCTGACCAGCCGGGTGCCGTCAATCTCGAACAGCGGCGCCAGCGCGTCACGCACCCGCTCGCCCGATGCCGCATAGCCCGCGATCGGCCAACGCCCGCCGCAACGCCCGACCTCGCCGAGCAGCGCGTCGCCGACAACGCCCGCATCGACCGCGCCCGCATCGGCCTCGACCTCGAAGGTCAGCGACGGAATGCGGTTGCCGAACGCACCCAGTTCGAGCTCCTCGAACACCGCATAGGCCAATCCGCGAAAGGCGCTCGCCGACGCGGCGCCGACCGCCGAGGCGATCAGCGGATCGACCGGCTGGTCCTCGCTACCGTCATACCAGCGAAAGGTGCAGCGCTCCTGGAACGACCCGCTCGATCCGCGCAGCAGATTGCCGTCGGCCCAGATCCGCCGGATCGCCCCGACCCGCCGCGACGACAGCGCGACCGCCAGCGACACCGCATAACTATATTCGGTCGTCGACGGCCGCCCCTTGCCGCCGCCGCGCTTGTTCCGGCGTTCGATCAGGTCGGTCGCCCAGATCACGCTCCCCGCGACGCGCATCGTCCCGAACAGCTTGGGAATCTGCTGGCCATAGGTCGAGGCCTGCACCTTCAGATCGGCCAGCCGCGGCCCTTCGCGCCCCTTGGGCTTGAAGATCGCGGCATCGACCTGCTGCCCGATCATCGCGCCCACCGCCGCCCCGACCGGCCCGCCCACAATCCCGCCGACCACCGTCAGCACCAGCGTTGCCATTCCGAACCTCCTGAAAAACCCCTGCCCCTCCCGCAAGCGGGAGGGGCAGCGAGACTTGCGAGCTTGCTCGCTAGTCGCAGCGGGGTGGGCGAAGCCGCCAGCGCTCGGCCGCCATCGCTGCCGCATCCACCGGCGTCTCCACCACCCGCCGCAGTCCCGCATGGGCATGAACGAAACTCGCCGCCCCCATCACCCCCAGATGAAACTGCCCCGCCGCCAGCGCGATCAACGCGACATCGCCGGCGCGCCCGCCATCCGCTCGCCCGAATCCCGCCGCCGCCAAGGCCGCCTCGATCCGCTCGCGTTCCCATCCCCGCAAAGGATAAGCCGCAGGGGCGAGCAGCATGTGCCCGGCCGCGGCATAGGCCGCCCACACCAGCCCGACGCAGTCGAGCCCCGTCGCCGGATCGCGCCCCTGCGGCCGGAACCGCGCGCCGATCATCCCCCGCGCCGCCGCAAAGACGGTCGCGCCCATGTTCCCCTCCCGCAAGCGGGAGGGGCAGCGCGCGTTGCGAGCTTGCTCGCTGCGCGCGGAGGGGCGGGCAACCTCCCTCACCTCACCCACCCGGATAGCGCGTCAACAGGTCGTTGCCCGGCAGATGCGCCTCGCCGCGAAAATTGACCGCATTGGCAAAGCGCGTCCGGCACGTCGCAAGCTGCTTGTCGCACCCCTCGACCAGCCGCACCCTGAGCGGCAGCGCGGGCAGCGCCGGCGGCATCTCCGCCAGCGTCAGCACCGCCCCCACCGCATCGATCACCGGGCTCGACAGCCCGCACACCGCGCCCTCCATCCAGCTCAGTTCGCCGAACGCCATCGCGCCCGCCGTCACCGCGGCGTCGAGCGTCACCGCGCGCCCCTCGACCGCAACCACCCGCCGCCTATGCGTGCGCAGCGCCAGATCGACCCGGCACGCCGGATCGCCGAGCATCGCGCGGCACGAAGGCGAGGTCGCGGGGCACGCCGGCCTATCGAGCGCGCGCGTCACCCCTTGCAACTCGGCGGTGAACGCCGCGCCGCGCCGCTCGACCGCGCCGAGCGACCCGCGTGCCACTGTGATCGTCGCCGCATCGGGCGCGCTCCAGTCGGTCACGAACAACTCGACCGCCGCCCCGTCCCAACGGCCCGCGTCGAGGTCCTCCGCCGCGATCGCATCGCTCGCGATCGCACCCTCCAGGTCCATCGTCGCGGCGCCGATCTCGTCGCGGGTCTCGATCGCCGACGGCTTCATCCCCGGCGCGGCGCGATAGGGTATTCCGCCGACGATCAGGTCGCGGTCGTGCGAGGTCAGTCCGATCACCACCCCGTCGCGCCGCGCCAGCCGCCAGCACCAGGCAAGCGTCACCAGCTCCTCACGCAGCCAATCAGGCGCCGCTTCCGTCCCCACGAAGCTCACCATGGCGCGCGCACTTCGACCAGCGGCACGCTCGCCATCTCGCCCGCGAGGAAGGTTGCGCGACTGACCTCCAGCCGATCCTCGGCAAAGCGCACCGGCACATCGAACAGAAAGCCCGCGCGCACGATCACTCCGACAGAAGGTGCCGCATCGAGCAGCACCTCGCCGTCCGCCGTCAGCGTGAACGCCGCCGTCTCGATCCCATCGACCGACACGCGCACGCTGCCCGCGACCGGCAGGCGAATCCGGCGCTCCTGCACCGCATCCCCCGCCCCATAATGTTTGACCAGCGCGAACTGCCGCAAGCTTCCGTCGCCGGTCCCCAGCAACTGGTCCGCCGCGCCCGGCAAGCCGCCGTCGATCGCCGACCCATGATCGAACGGATCGCGAAAGCGAAACCCCCGCGCCGCGCCCCTTCGCGCACGAAAGAAATCGACGAGCGTCCGCACATCGGTCTCGGAGCGGATTCCCGGCCCCGCGTCGTATCGCATCCGCGCCTCGGCCCATTCACTCGCGCGCTGTTCATGCCCCGAGGGCGAACTCACGATCTGGGTCGAAAATTCGGTCTGGACCATCGCCTCGCGCCCGATCGCGATCGGAAAGTCCACCGCATCGAAAGCCTGCACGTCATCCTCCCCGTCAAAAGCCACGAACCCGTCGCGCGCGACCTGCGGCAGCGCCCACAAGACCACCCGCGCCACCCCCGCGCGCCGCGCCGCCGCGGCGATCGCCTCCCATTGCCCCCGATCCTCGGGCGCCAGCACGAAGCCCGCAAAATAATGCTGATCGCCGACCGGATAGCCGAGCCGCACCGCCATCGCGGTCCGCGCGCCCGCCGTGGCCGCCCCGCGCCCGCCGGTCACCCAGTCATAATCCTCGAGCTGCAGCACATCGAAAGCCGGCGCCGCCCAGCCCATCGGCACATTGGCGCGCCGCAGTTCGGGCGCCTCGGGATCGAGCACCGTTGGCAGATAGACGAGCAGATGGCTCGTCAGCCCCGCCGCCCCTGCCGCATCGCGCGCCGCCGCGACCAGTGCCGCGGTCGATGTCGCCAGCAGCACCCCCAGCGCATCGAGCATCGCGCGCTGCGCCGCCGTCAGGCTCCCGCGCACATCGGGAATCGCGACGCTCGCCCCGCCCAGCACCGCGCTCGTCGCCGCGTCATAAGCGAACAAGCGCCCGCCCGCGTCGACCCACCACCAGGGCTCGCCGACCTGGAACTTGACCGCCAGCCCCGCCTCGACCGCGAAACCGACGAAATCCCGCGCGACGAGCTGCAGATATCCCATCGCTTCGGCATTGGCGGGCGAGAGCAAGGTCGACGGCGGCTCCCACCCCGTCAGCGCGGGCGCCCCTTCGACGTCGCGCTGCTTCCAGTCCTCGGGGCAATAGGCGTCGAACAGTTCGTAAGAGAGCGACCAGATCAACCCCAGCCCCGCGCCCGCGCATTCGGCCGCGAGCGCCCGGTGCCACGCCGCCGCGGGCGCATTGATCGCCCCGCCCGCAACGCTCGCCCGAAACGCCGCGCCATCTGCCGCGAGCCGCATATAATGGCTCATCCCGACATAATGGACGACATCGCCGCGATAGCCGAGCTGGACGATCTGGCGCACCAGCCGCGCCGGGGTCAGATGATAGGCATCGTCATAGCCGTTCGCGATTCCCAGCCCCTGCTCGGGCAGCACCGCGTCGCCGATCGCCAGCACCGATCCCGACCCCGAGCAGGCGATACCGCTCATCTCCGCCCACCCCTCGGCGGGCGCCGCGAGTACGCCCTCGCCGCCGTCATAATCCGGCGGCACCAGCGAGACGAACATCCGGTCGATGTCGCCCGCCCACACCGGATCGCCCTCATCGGGCAGCAGGAACCCGCCGGTGAGCGCATCGAAATCGAGCGTCACGACCGCATCCTCGGGCGTCCCCGCCGCATAATTCCACAGCCGCACATACCAGGCGCGGGGAGTCCCGGCGGCATCGCGTCCCTCGATCGTCAACGTCGGCCCGTGCAGCGCGTCGAGCGGCTTCACCCCGCCCGACCGCCAGCGAAAGCGAAGCTGGCTATGCCGGAAATCGCGCTTCGTCTCATAGGCGAGCAACGGATGATCCCAGCGGTCTTCGCTCTCCCAGATCAGCCCCGCCAGATCCTGCTTCCGGTAAAAGACCGCCTCGACCCGCAGCGCATCGGGCGCGGTCGTCGTAACCGCCGCCATCATCGGCCGCGCGAAATCGACCGTCCAGAAGCGCGGATCGAAGCGCTTGACCCAGCCTTTCCGGTGATGCGGCTCGGCCGCCACCAGCGCCCAGCCCATCACGCGTCCTCCGCGGCCACCGCGCGCCGCACCGCGCGCGCGAGCTGCCGCCCGGTCTGCGCCAGCCGCTGCGGCTCGCCGGCCCCGTCGCTGCGGACATTGACCGTGATCGCGATATTGCGCACCGCGCCGCCCGCCGCTTCGACGCGCCCGCTTGCGGTCGGCACGAACCATTCGGGGCCGCGCTCGCCGACGCGATAGGCGCGCCCCGCGCTCACGGGCCCGCCGGTCGCGCGTCCCGGCGCCCCGAACAGCGCCGAGACCACCGATGCGCCGAGCGACAGCAATCCGCCGCTGCCCGACCCCCCACCGCCCAGCGAGCTCAGTCCATTCGCAATCGCCGCCCGCGCGATGTCGGCCATCACCGACAGCGCGATCCGCTTCAGATCCTCGAAGCCCAGCTTTCCGCTGACGATCGCGCGCGACAGCGCCCGCTCGATCGCCTGCCCCGCCCGCTCGGCCTCGCTCACCAGCGGCCCGCCGATCTCGGCGCGCAGCGCCGCGATCTCGCGGCGATAGCCGGCGGCATCGCCGCGCAGCGTGCCGAACATCTCGTCGATCTCATCCATCGGGACATTGCTCCATCATCATCGCGAGCCCGGCGCGGTCGATCCCGGCCGCCTCGTCGTCCGCGCGCCATGCGGCCAGCACCGCCGCCACATCAGCCGGCGTCGCCGCCCAGAAATCGTCGGGCCGCCAGCCCAGGACGCGCGCCGTCACCCCCGCAAGCGCCAGTGCGGCGGGGCCGAACCGCTCGTCCATCATCTCACCGCCCCTGCAATATCTGCCCCAGCAGCACGCGCAGCGCCGGGGTCGCCGCCGCCAGCCCGCCGGCGACCACCGCCTCGCCGACCGCCTCGCGCGTCAGCGTCTCGGGCCGGTCCCGCACGCAATGCCAGAACAGCGTCGCGAGTTCGCCGAGCCCCAACCGTCCGTCCGCCGCGCGCTCGACCAGCGCGAACAGCGGCCCCAGTTCGCTCTCGGCCGCGACCAGCGCCGCAAAGCTCGGGCGCAGCACATGAAGCGCGCCGCCGACGCGCAGCTCGGCCTCGCCGCGCAGCGGATTCGCCGCCCCGCTCACAGGCTCACCACCGGGCCGCTCGATTCCAGGCTCAGCGTATAATTACGCTCGCCATTATAATCGCCGGCATAGTCGAGCCGCGCGACCAGAAAGCGTCCGCGCATCCGCTCGCCGCTTTCGAAGCTCAGCTCATAATCGTCGATCGCGCCCGCCAGGGCCTGACCGCGCAGCCGGACCTCGGCAGCCGACCCGGTGAAAATCCCCGCCGCGCTCACCGAAACCGAGCGCACCCCGGCGCCCGACAGCAATTCGCGCCAGCCGCCCGAATCCTTGGTCGTGACGTTCACCGCCTCGCCGTTCACCGACAATTGGGTGGTGCGCAGCCCCGCCACCGTCGCATAGGCCGGCGGCGCCGCGCCATCGCCGATTTTCAGCAGAAAAGCGCTCCCATTTTCGATTGCCATGGTTTAAACCTCCTTTGAAAAATCACTGCAAACGGGGAGTCGCAGGATGCTCATCACCAGCTTGCTCTTGGCCACCATGGCGCCGGCGGGGACCGGCACCGTCGACACGACGCGCGCCGCCTTCACCAAATGCCTGCGCGGCCATTTGAAGAAGTCGCTCGAGGCCAAGATGGGCGAGGCCGAATATGAAGTATCGCTCAAGGGCGCCTGCGACACCGAGCGCGAAGCGTTCCGCGCCGCCGTGACGGCGGCCAACGCCGCCAGCGGTTATTCCGCCGCGGATGCCGCCGACAATGCCGAAATGCAGATCGAGGATTATCACGCGAGCTTCACCGACAAATTCGCCGATTATTCCGCAAGCAAGACGATGCCCGTCGACGAATAGCCGGATCGGATCCGAGGCCCGCCAGAACGAAACCGCAAGACCGCTTCGGGGTGGAGAGCGGATGTTAGCGCTACTCCACTATCGTCATCCCGGCGAAGGCCGGGATCTCGCCGGTGCATCATTACGATAGGGTGAGATCCCGGCCTTCGCCGGGATGACGGAGTTTTGTCGAATTGCTGATGATCCTCCCTGTCGCGCAGCGATGGGGAGGTGGCAGCGCCCTTCGACTGCCATGGCAGGCGCCCAGGATAAACTGCGCCTTTGGCGCAGCGCTGACGGAGGGGCACCGGCGCAACCGTCGCGGCCCCTCCACCACCGCTTCGCGGCGGTCCCCCTCTCCACGGCTGCGCCGCAGGGAGGACTAGGTCCGCAATCGGCCGCAACCGGACCTCTCCCATCTTCGTCATTCCCGCCGCAAACGCGGCAATCACCCCTGATCCGCCGCCAGGCACCGGCACCGCACGACCAGCTCCCGGCGCCATCCACCCTCACGCGCCAACCCGAACCGCGTCCGCACGATCCGCGCACTGACCACGGTCCAACCTTCGGCCGCACCGCGCAGTCCCGCCGCGACCGCCTCGACCCGCGCCGCCGCGCGGTCGTCCAGGCTGTCGCCGACGCCGTGAAGCATCACCGTCAGCCGGATTTCGCGCCCCGCGCGATCCTTGGTTCCCCAGTCGCCGCCATCGGCCGCGCCGACCGATACGCAGGGCGCGCTCGCGCGCGGCGGCATTCCGTCGAAGACGCCATGGACCACGCTCGCCAGCTCGGCATCGGCGGCCAGCAGCGCGATGGCTTTCGCACGCAGCGCCTGCTCGGCCGTTCTCATGGCCTCCCCCCCAATGTCAGCCGCCGCCAGGGCTGCCACAGCGCCGCGATCGCCGCGGGCGGCGCGGCGGCGCTCCCGTCGCGCGCCTCGTGCAGATGCTGCGTCATGCGGACGATGCCTTGCCGGATCGCCTCGGGAATCCCGTTCGCTTCGGCCGCCATTCCGGCGCGAAAGGCGATCCGCGCGCGATCGGCATCGCCCTGATCGTGAATCACGATCGACGCGGCGCCGTCGCGGGCGATGCGCACGCGATAGGCCGCCTCGTCCAGCACCGCTTCATCGCCGCCCGGCGTCAGCAGTGCGACCGTGTCGACCGCGACGACGGGCCGCACGCCCGGCCCGACCGCACCGCCGTCCAACGGCACCGTCTCCTCGCCCGCGCGCACGATCAGCCATCGGCCGATGAAGGCCTCGCAGATATTGGTCGCGGCGCGGATCAGCCCCGCGACGACGGCATCGTCGATCGTCGCGCCCAGCCGCAACCAGCCCCGCGCTTCATTCAGGCTGACCGGACTCGCTCCCGGCAGTGGACTTTCGCTCATCATCGTTCCTCCACCCGCACCGCCGCCGATCTTTCGTCGATCTGCCCGTCGCTCAGCGTCACCCGATTGGTCACGCGATAGACGCGCCCCGCGATGCCGCCCGCCAGCGTCGCGGTGGTTCGCGTCAGGTCGTGCGCCGCCGCCGCGACCGTGACGCCGCCATCGTCCGTGGGCGCGACCTCCCAGTCGCTCGCGAGCACCGCTTGTCCGTCGGGATAGGCGGCCGCCCAGTCGAATTCGAAATCGATCCGCGTTCCCGGATCCTTCGCTATCATCGCCATCGCTCGTCCTTCTTTATGCTCGCCGCCGATCACGGCTTGCGCACGGTCAGGCGGCGCGTGGTTTCGCGGACGAGCGGCAGCGCCAGCTGCGTCGCCGCCGGGCCGGGGCCGCTCCATTCGCTCGCCAGGTCGCGCCGCGCGGCATCGCTGAGCGCGCGCGACGACAGCGCCGAACCGCCCATCATGCCGCCATCTCCAAAGCGGCGAGCCGCGCCTCCTGCGCCGCGATCAGGAACAGCGCGAGCTGGTCGGGCCGGATGCCGAAGCGATTGCCGGCGGCGACGACCGATTGCCCGGCCGCGTCGCGCTCTTCCGCCCATTCGTCATAGCAGAGGAAGGCATAGCGGCTGTCGGGCCGCACCCCCTCGACGATCGGGTCGATCAGCCCTTCATCGGCCATGATCGCCCACACCGCCTGCGCTCGCGCCCCGAAGTGCAACCGCGCCCCGTCCACGCCCTTTTCGGCGATGGCGTCCTGCCATTGATAGAAGCCGAGGTCGCCGGCGATCCGCCGCGCCGCCGCCAGTTCGGCGCTCGACAAGGCGCCGCGCCACGCCTTGTCGCGGGCATCCGAGGTATTGATCGCGCCGGTGCCGGCATAGACCACCGACCAGCGCAGCGACGATCCGCCGAGCGTCTGCCCATTGTCGGCGCCGGGCGTGACCGCGCCGCTGGCGTTGACGACAAAGCCATTGGTCAGGGTGACGGGGTCGCCGGCCGCGGTCGTCTGTGACGGCCCAAAGGCGACGACCATCTGCGTCCCGCTGACCGTTACGCCCGCGCGCGGCCAGCTGGCCCCGCCGACCGACGACACCCATCCGCCGCTGGCCGTCGGCGAGGGCTTGACCGAAAAGCCCAGCGCCATCGCCGCCGAGCCGCGCAGCGTCCCAAAGGTGGCGATGCTGCTCCCGCTATTATACCGCACCGCCAACGCCGTGATCCCCGACGTCGCGGCCGAGGAGCCGGTCGTCACCGTGCCGACGACATCGAGTTCGGAAACCGGTGCCGTCGTTCCGATGCCGACGCGGCCCGCGGTATCGACGCGCAGCCGCTCGCTGCCACCGGTCGCCAGCGCCAGGCTATCGCTCGCGGGCCGGAACAGCCCGGTGTCGCCGTCGGCGGCAAAGCCGATCGCGGGCGCCGCGGCGGTGCCGCCCGCCGCCGCGATCGGGCCGTCGATCTGATAGCG